ATTAGACAATCAAACTTGTGCGCAGAGATTGACTTACCAACAAAACCACTAAAGGATCTAAATGATCCTGAAGGCGAGATTAGTCTATGCACACTCAGCGCAATCAACTGGGGCAACATTCGTACTCCAGCAGACTTTGAGCGTGTGTGTCGTTTAGCAGTACGTGGACTAGATGCACTACTAAGCTATCAGAACTATCCAATCCTAGCAGCACAGTTATCTACAGAGAAGCGCCGTCCTTTAGGTGTTGGCATTATTAACTTTGCATACTGGTTGGCCAAGCACGACTTAACATATCAAAACATCGATGCAGATGGACTTGCACTTGTAGACGAATGGGCAGAAGCATGGAGTTACTACTTAATCAAAGCTAGTGCCGATTTAGCAACAGAGTTTGGTGCACCAAGTGGTAACATGGAAACAAAGTATGGACACGGTATTACACCTAACCAAACATACAAGAAAGACCTAGACGAGTTGATTCCACATGTTGAGCGTATGGATTGGGATACACTTAGAGCACAGCTAAAAGACACAGGCATTCGTAACAGTACATTGATGGCACTTATGCCAAGTGAAACAAGTGCGCAGATTGCCAATGCTACAAACGGTATTGAACCGCCACGTAGTCTTATCAGTGTTAAACAATCCAAGCATGGTGTACTAAAACAAGTTGTACCAGAGTTCAAGCGTCTAAAGAACAAGTACGACTTGCTATGGGATCAACAGTCGCCAGAAGGTTACTTAAAGATCATGGCTGTACTACAGAAGTATATTGATCAAGGCATTAGTATTAACACAAGTTACAATCCAATCTTCTTTGATGACGAAAAGATTCCAATGAGTACAATGCTACAACACATGTTGATGTTCTACAAGTATGGTGGCAAACAGTTGTATTATTTCAATACCAATGACGGCCAAGGCGAACTTGATATTACCAAACTAATGGGCGATCAAGCATTACCAGAACTAGAGCAAGCAACAATCGATGAAGAAGATTGCGAAAGTTGCACAATATAAAACTTGACATGCTTGTAATAGTATGCTACAAACACAGCGAAACAACCATTAAGGAACACACACATGAGCGTTTTTAACACAGCAAACAAAGCAGACCACACCAAGGTCACTGCATTTTTAGATCCAACAGGTGGTCCAACTATTCAGCGTTATGATACGCTGAAGTATAAAAGTTTTGACAGTCTAACTGATAAACAGCTTGGATTCTTTTGGCGTCCTGAAGAAGTTGATATCTATCAAGATGCTAAAGACTTTAAAGCGCTCAGTGAACACGAGCGACACATCTTTACTAGTAACCTCAAGCGTCAGATCCTACTAGACAGTGTACAAGGTCGTGCACCAGTAGAAGCATTTGCTCCTATTGTAAGTTTGCCAGAGATTGAAAACTGGATCCAAACATGGACATTCTCAGAGACTATTCACTCACGTAGCTACACACATATTATTCGCAACGTATACAGCAACCCTAGTAAAATCTTTGACGAGATGATGGACATTGATGAGATTGTAGATTGTGCTGGAGATATTTCAAAGTATTACGACGACTTGATTGAGATGAGCAGTTGGTACAACTTGTTAGGCGAAGGAAAGCATAAAGTTAACGGTAAGACTATTAATGTTGATCTTTATGAACTAAAGAAACTACTATGGCTTACACTAATGAGTGTTAACATTCTCGAAGGTGTTCGTTTCTATGTGAGTTTTGCATGTAGTTGGGCGTTTGCTGAAATGAAACAAATGGAAGGCAATGCCAAGATCATTAAGTTGATTGCACGTGACGAGAACTTGCACCTAGCAAGTACACAAATGTTGTTGAAGATTCTTAAAACAGATGATCCTGTGTTTGAACAGATTGCAAAAGAAACAGAACAAGAATGTATCGATATGTTTGTTGATGCAGTTGATCAAGAAAAAGCCTGGGCAGAGTATTTGTTCAAAGACGGATCTATGATTGGACTTAACACAGCACTACTGAGTGATTACATTGAATGGATTTGCACACGCAGAATGACCAATGTTAATCTAAAGTCACCATACAGTGTAAAAAGCAATCCTCTACCATGGACACAGAAATGGATCTCAGGTGCTGATGTGCAAGTGGCTCCACAAGAAACAGAGATTACAAGTTATGTATCAGGTGGCACAAAACAAGATGTAAGCACAGATACATTTAAAGGATTTTCGTTATGATTATGATTTGGGGTAAACCACAATGTCCTTTCTGTGACAAAGCAAAACGTTTGTTAGACTCACGAGAGATTGCATATGAGTACAAGCAACTTGGTGTGGACTTTGAACGTGAAGATGTTCTTGCAGAGTTTCCAGAAGCACGAACGTTCCCCCAGATTGTTATCAACGGATTAAAAATAGGCGGGTATGAACAACTTGGAACATACTTGGAAGAAACAGGCTACAACGGAACAGGAATGACACTATGATTATTGAAGCACCATACAAAGCAACAGACACAGTAACTATTAGAACTACAGCAGGCGAAGAGATTGTAGGTAGATTTGTAGAAGAAGATGGTAACCATATTAAAATAACCAAGCCACTTGCACTACAAGCAAGTCAGCAAGGCATTGGGCTAGGGCCGTGGGTGTTTACTGTAGATCCTGCCAGCACCATTAAACTAAATAAAAGTGCAATAGTATTTGTACACAAGACAGAAAAAGATATGGCCAGTCAGTATGTACAAGCAACAACAGGATTAGCAGTAGCTTAGGAGTATAGATGCCAGGATTAGCATACAAAGACGGAAAAAGCAGTGTTGCTTGCACCGATGGTGTTAGAGGATCGGTTTGTCGAACAGTAACTAGAGGAGATCCTCCGGTAACTGTACCTGTTGCGTGGAACTGGAATGTAGATACTACACAATCTAGTAATGCTGGCAGCGGGAATGTATTTGCTAATGGCATAGGTGTTGTTAGAAAAGACGATGTTATGAAAAGTCATCCGCACGGAGATCCTTGTACAGCAAGTCCTGTAAATCATTCGCCGCCACTGGATACTTATTCTCCAAATGTTTATGCCAATGGCAAACCAATAGGTCGAATAGGTGATCATTATGATGGTGACGGCACCTCTCAAACACACCAAATAACCTCCGGTAGTTCTAACGTTTTTGCCAACTAATATGATTAGGACTTGACAGTCTGTTTACCTTGTGTTAATATAAAGCATAACAAAGGCAAATAGAAAGAGGCACTTATGGAAAAGATTATTGTAACAGACTGCGATGGCGTACTACTCAACTGGGAGTATGCTTTCTGCGCTTGGATGACACAACATGGTTATACTGAAATCGAAGATGGCAACAAAGAATACAATATTGGTAAACGATTTGGTATTACATTAGAAGAGGCTATCAAGCAAGTTGTAATCTTTAACGAAAGTGCAGCAATGGCATTCCTGCCAGCACTACGTGATGCACGTTATTATGTCAAACGACTACACGAAGAGCATGGTTATGTGTTTCATTGTATTACAAGTATGAGCCTTGATCCTAATGCTAAAAAGCTACGTCAAATGAACTTGGACAAGTTGTTTGGGCCAACAGCGTTTCCAGTACTAGAGTGTTTAGACACAGGTGCAGACAAAGAGGAAGCACTTGAAAAATATCGTGACACTGGTTACTATTGGATTGAAGACAAGTTTTCAAATGCAGTTGCAGGCCAAGCAGTAGGTATGCGTCCTATCTTGATCGAACACGGTTGGAACATGAACGAAGTTTTACCAGATGGTATGAAAAAAGTCACAACTTGGAAAGAGCTTTATGGACACATTGTAGGTGACTGAGTTGAGTGAAATACATGACGCAATGAAAGTTGCCTTTGCAACTTACGTTAAGGAATCAGAGAAGTTTGAACAAGAAGGTGTGAAAGTAAGTGCTGTTCGTGCTCGACAAGCTCTCAATGATTTAAAAACATTAATAACAGAGCGTCGAAAAGAAATACAAGATCAAAAGTTAAAAACATGAGCGAAAAACAATACCTGTACAATATTGCTGACAAAGTTTCTTTGTATGCACAAGCAAAGCAAAATGCCATTGACTTCCTAGTAAAGAACGAAATAAAAGATCGCAACAGCATTCAGAACTGTTTGATTATGAGTCAAATATGGACGGCTGCACAGATAGATGATACTATCACAATAAATGATATTATGATATATCTTGGCAACAACGAGCCTGCTGACGACGATCTTGATATAAAAGAAGTTGTGCTGGATGATGAAATGAAACATCTTACCCTCAATGAAATATTAGAAGTGGCTTTAGATTCAGATGATGGTATTTGATATTGGTTGTGCAACTATCAATGTATGTGAAGATACTGCAAAATGTGCAGTAGATAATATACAACATGATGATGTAGTGTTGGTTGCTGAGTTCTGTGACAAAAATAACTATGTAGTAGATGTAGTTTGTGGAGATGCAGCACAAGAGTTGATTTACTACACATTAGGTACTGAGTTAACTCAACAAGAGCTTGAAAAATATATACAAAAAGAATTCTGTTAGCGTCAACATTTTGTAAAAGAGTAAATACATTATGCTGAAGAAAATAGGACAAAATGACCTAAAAGAAGAATATAGAATATTCTTTATGGTCAAAGGTCACCTCGACGCATCACCTCAAACAGTTATGGAATGTTATAACGGATACTTCAATCGCCTTTGGCGTGACGGAGCCGATGGTGGACCTCTTTATGAATATGATGAACAGTTTGAACACGCCTGGGAGAAAAAAGTATGGTAACCTCGAAAATAGCGCAACTTAGCGAAACAGATTTAGATTATCTAGATCAACTACTACATCGAGAGTTTTCAAAGCAGTGCAACAACAGCACACAATGGAAAACAAAGAACAATAGCACCTATCCATACGACAACTCCAAACAACTTGTAAGATTAATGGACGCTGTTCGCAGTCAAAAAAAACTCTTGACAATGCCCAAATGGTAGTGTATAAATAGTATTGTAACGTTGAAGCAATTCAAACGACATTCTGGACCCGGGGGCGGTACCCGGCGACTCCACCAAAAATACATTCTGCTTACTGTATAGCAGAAGCAACAGGCTGATAAACTGGGAATGTATTTTTGATGGGGTCGAAATAGGATCGACAGGTGTTTAATAGGGTTAGTGGAGTTACCGGGATGTAAGCGCCGTTACCGCGAACAAACATTCTAAATGCAAACGCAAATAGAGCGCCAGAAATGGCAATGGCAGCCTAAGTAAAAGGCTTCCGGGGTTAGAGGAGCCCCTAGCAACAGAATGCTCCTCACTGCTACACTTTAACGCAGTGTCTTTACTTGACTTTACACTTTTTCCATGCTATATATAATACACACACAAAAAAGGATTTATTATGAATACCTCTCCAAAGCCCATTGGTTGGGCAACTACTATCTCAACACTAGCTGCTATTCCTAAAGACATGTGGGACAGCGTAATGACCATTGAAAAATCACCACTACGCAACTTAGACCCTATGGTAGCACATATGATTTTCCAGTGTCTATTCTTTATCTGGAGCGGCTTGTTTGCTGTGATGATCGGCAGCTATATGGCGTTTGGCATTAGTGCAGTATTCCATATGGTATTAATCAGTGGAGTTACAATCACAGCAGTGACATTCCGTCAAGCAGAAAACAATCCAGAATCAATCAACAAACTGCTCAAGAGCGGTAAAAAGTATAACGGCCGAGCAGCAGATGGAGAACATGTTTAATGTTTAAAGGACTAGCACTATCATTTTTCGTTATAATTCTGATGTTTACAGTAGTACCTATTGGCATAACTATACTCACCTTGGGTGTAGATGAATATGCTAGTAACTGCAAGCAAGCAATTCATATGCCATGTTTTGGTTTAAGCGAATGAAACCAAACAACAACTTTGAACTTACAGT